TATTCTCCTACGATTTTAAGATTTTAATTACTCTGCTACTGGTGGTGTATAACCAGTTAATGCAGTTGCTTCAGCTTGTGTTAATCCCAAGTCTAATAGCTTTTGATTGCCATTAGCTTTGTCTGTAGCTTTTTGATTTTCTTCATTAGTTTTAGCAGTTTCTAATTCTGCTATTTTAGCTTGAATATCTGCAACTGATATTGGTGTTGTTCCATTCAACCATTCAATAGAATTGACATCATAATTTTCTGCAATAAACTCTGCTGAAGGATTTATTTCTTTGATTGCTTGACCTATTAATTTTGACATTTTATATATCTCCTTTTAAATTATTAACTATAAATTCCATTTGCAATTTCCCAAACTTCAATAGTAGAAACACCACCATTAGCTACACTATTAGCGTTAACTTGTGTTTCGTTAATATTTAGTGAACCATTTGAACTGTTCCAACAAATAAGTCTAAATGTTCTTGCATTTCCATTATTTGATGATGGTGTGTACATTCCACCAACATTTGTTTGAAACAAGTAATAGTCATCTACAGCTGCATCTCCAGCAAAAGAAGGAACTCCAAAGTGAGAAGTACCACCTAAATGAGTATGACTTCTACTTGCGTCAGTAAATATTGCTGTTGTATTTCCTACTTGGCTATCTGAAATATTAAATTTAAAAGGTGTGTCGTGGTTTGATGGTGAAGTATAAGCAACAGCATTTATCCAAAAACTACTGTCATTAGCAGTTGGTGTTATCGTAACATTTACAGTACCAAATTGTGCATAACCAGATGAACTATTAAATGAACCAGTACCAGTATATTCTGCTCTTTTAATTTGTAAAAGACCACCACCAACATCACCCCACGAAGGATTTGCACCTGTACCACCTGTAATTAATGCTTGACCATTTGTTCCTGCACCAAGTCTAGCAAGACCAGACGCATTTCTATAAACAATATCGCCTTGTGTAGTTAATGTTGTTCCTAAATCTGTTCCATCAGTACCATTAGTACCTGCTGAACTCATTTGTTCAAAGTAAGTCGCATTGGTTGGAAGGTTACCTGTACTTGCTAATATACAAATGTATGACGAACCATTGTACGATACGACATCATCTATAGTATAAGCTGTTCCACCTGCATAAGTTCCCTTCCATTTGAACTTAATTGAGCCGAGATTTACTGTAGCCATTATATTATTTCCTTATATTGTTGCTATTAGTTCGCCATTGTTAAGTGAGAAGGTAAAACCACTCGCACTAAATAAAACATCATCAAATGTGGCGTATGTTGCACTTGAAATGTCGTCATCACCTTGATTAGTAGTAGTGACTATTAAGTCTCCATTACTATCTTTGTGAAATCCATAAACTTCTGCTGAAGAAGCATTAGAAAATTCTAAAGCTGTTCCACCAGAATTAACTACTAATGCTTGACCTGCTGAACCTAATGCAGGTACATCATTTGCATCAGTAATACTGAAGTTAGATAAAGTGAATGTACCATAGGCAATCACCTCTAAAATATCGTTAGCTGAAGCACCACTAGAAAGTACGATTGAAGTACCTGTAGTAGCTGTGAAGTCTGAACCATTTACAAGTTTAACTCCATTCAAATAAATATCTGCAAACCCACTATCGTAGGCTAAAGTATTTCCATTATCATCAGCACCAGTAAATGTTGTCTGACTTGCTGTTGCTGTGTACTTAAATCTGTTTGCTGTTCCATTAACTGCTGAACCTGCGTTTATCCAACCACCACTTGAGTAGACCTTCATGGTGTCTGAAGCTGTATCGAAATATAAATCCCCTAAATCTAAAGCTGAACCATCTGGGTCTTGTGTTGGTGCAGTTGCACTAGCACCTAAATATGTATTTGCGAAACTGTTTACTGAAGCAAGGTTTGAAGCAACAGTATTAACTGAAGCTATAGAACCACCAACATTATTTACGTTAGCTATTGAACCTGCAACTGTCGTTACGTTAGCATTGTTATTTGCAACTGAAGTTACATCAGAAGAAATACCTGCAACAGTCGTAACGTCTGCGTTTACTCCTGCTACTGTTGTAATGTTAGCATTGTTTCCTGCTACTGTGTTTACATTAGCAACATTAGTTGCAACTGTATTTACATTAGAAATATCTGTAGCAACAGTTCCTATATCTGTAGCATCATTAGCAACACTTGTGACATCTGCTGATATACCTGCAACTGAAGTTACATTAGCTGATATTCCTGCTACTGTAGTTATGTTGGTGTTGTTACCTGCAACTGTAGTTACATCTGCATTTATTCCTGCAACAGTATTTACATTAGCAATATTTGTACCAACTGTATTTACGTTAGCTATATTGTTTGATACTGTGTCTATTTCTGAAGTAGCTTCATTTAAGTCGTTAGCCGCAGTTTCTATTTCAGAAATTGCTTCATTTAAATCATTTGCTACTGTAACTACATCACTTATATTTGTAGCAACAGTTGATACATCAGCTATGTTACTAGCTACTGTACCAATATCTGTAGCATCATTTGCAACTGCTGTGACATCAGAAGCTATGTTAGCAACATCTGTTACATCTGAACTTATACCTGCAACTGTTGTAATATTAGGTATGTTAGTTGATATAAATTGTTTGTTAACAGCATCAGTATTATCTACTGGGTCTGCAACGTTTGTAAGTCTTTTATTTTGTACATCCCATTGAAAATTTGCTGCGTCTAGTTTGATTACATCGCCTGCATCGTCAATAGCTTCTTGTGACATAAAGAATGCTTGGTTTGAGTCTTCATCTAAATCATTTTCAGTTAAGACTGAACCTGCCGCATAATCAACTAATCTTGAAGTTTGACTAGTTCTACGTCTAATTTCAATTGCGCTTGAAGAAGCCGGTGGTGAGGTAAAAGTAATTTGAGTTCCTGCTGAGTTCCACGTAAAAGCTGTTGTAACTACACCATTAATTGTTACGGTTACGTCAGCCTGGTCACGATATGAGAAACTTACAGCATATTGTGTAGTGCTGCCATCACCTGTATATCTTACAAATGAATTAGCCATTTTACTCCTTTTCTTCTTCTAATATGGGTACTTATTGTTATGGTTTTTCAGGAAGGTTCATACTTCCTATTTTTCTTATTACGTTTTGAATACCTAAAGCATTCTGCAATATAAACATTTGTGTTAAATCATTATATTGTGATTGTGAGAAATCATAATCTTTGTCCCACATTGCTTTAGCAGTTCTAGCAATACCTCCAGTAGGTGAAAATCCTTTTGTCCAAAGTAAATCATATGTTGGATTGCCAGTAATAATGTTTGAGTCTAGTCCAGTTGAACGATAATGAAATAAAGGATTAACTCCAAATATGCCTAATCCAGTGTCTACTGTTGCAGGTATTAATGAAGCAAAAGCTGAACGTTGAAATCCTGCTTTAGCAATATTTTTAATTATTTCTTCATCTGTTTTACCTAAACGTTTTTCTAAAAATTTCTTTCTTTCTCTTCCAGTCATTAAAGCTGCTTGAGCTTGTATTTGGGCTACGTATGCCATTCCTGCAAACATAGTTGACATCATAAAACCTTTGTAAGCTTGTACATCATTCATTTTTAATCCATGTAACAAATGCTTACCGTAGGCTGTCATCATAAATCCTCTAAACTGAAATAAAATTTTACCAGTAGTAGAGTCTGTTAAACCTCCAAGAAACATTTGTTCACCAATATCGTTTTCTTGAATTGTTCTTCTACCCCATCTGTTTAATGCATGAGCATAAGTAGATGCAGCTTCCTGGTCCACCCAGTTATCAATATTAATTCTTCTAATTTTTCTTTTTGTTAATGCGCCTTCTTCAGTAACTGCGTGTGCTTTAATCTGGTCAATAATTCTTTTATACATTGCATCAGAAATTCCTAAATCTCTAGCACGTTTTTTAGTCATAGCTGCGCTACCACCAAAAGCTTCATCAACCCATTTTTGCACCATACCTTTTAATGCAATTCTTTTCATAGCCATGTTGACTATGTTCATTCCAGATATATCTGCTGTAATTCTATTTAAATGGTCTAATGCTCTTTCTACTTTAACCACTTTTGATGTAGATAATCTTGCACCAAATTCATCAGATTGATTAGCTACTTGATTAATAAGTCTTTCACTTCCAAATCCACCAAAAACTTCTTCGGCTTCTCGCATAAACTCATCATCAATTTCACCATTTTTTAAACGTTTAACAAGTTTTCTCATTTCTGGTAAATGTCTAATTGTTTGACGTAAACCTACGTTTGCAATCAACACACCTATCTCAGCTAATTGAGCAAAACCAACTTGGTTCATAATTCTAGCAAAATTATATTTTCTCATTATTCTGCCAAATGTAGAATATGTAGTAGATATATCTTCTAAAGGTTTTCCTACTAAATGGTCATAACCACTTTGCAAAGCTTTCATTTCATTTATTCTAACTTTATCTTCTCTAGGTATACCCATGTTTTCATATTCTTTTTCTATCTGTCTCATCATAGCTGTCCAATCAGAACCAGATTTAAAACCTCTTTCTGCTAGTGCTATTTGTCCAGATAAATTATTTGCATAGTTTAAAAATAATATTTCTGAGTCATTTTCTAAAAAATCTGATATTGACATTTCGCCATCAGAATATGTTTCATCAAGTTTTGCTCTTCTGCTTTTAAATATGTTTGATGTTCCACCTTTACTAGGAAACACTGCGTTAGTTATTTCTAGTATTTCATCAGCACTTAAATCAGTTTGTTCTCTTAGTAGTCTATTTAAATCTTCTGCTTTAGCATTAAGTATTCCACCAATATTCATTTGGTATTCACTTTTTTGTTTTTGAATAACTCTCATTAAATATTTAGCTAATCGTTTATTTGCTTTTTCGTTAAGACCACCACGCATTGCTTTAGCTAAAAAGTTTTCTACTTTTTCAGAACCAAACCTATCAATAAGTTTAGAAAGTTTAGCGTTAGAATAAATTCTAGTTAAATAATTAAAGTTTTCTTCTACTTTGTCTGCACCTCTAACACCTGCGTCTTTTGCTTTTTGTAGTAACTCAGAGTATCTTTCTCTTTGTGCATTAGCCATTTTGTTTACAGCAGGGCTTTCTATAGACTCTCCTCTAATTGCTCTTGCAACTAATTCATTAAATTCTTCTCTTTTAGTTATTCCATGTAAATGCATTCTTTTAAAACCATTTTCTTTAAGCCATGCATCATAACTAGATACCCAATTTTTATAATATAAAGTACGTTGTCTATTTAATTCAAACTGTTTAACTTGTGACATAGTTCTAGACCTAACCCAGTTCTTGCCAGTCTTACCAATTGACTCGTATAAAATATTAGAAATACCTCTAACTAATTTATTCTTAGACATATCTGTAACGCCTGCTCTATCAAATCTAAACCATTTCCAAAAACCATTGCCCATAAAAACATCACCGTTTTCAGCAACGTCTTTTAATTGTTTTGCCATGTAGTTTGTGTACAGTTCAGCCATAGCGTCATTTTCATCTTTGCCTGTGTACTCTAGATTTTCTTCTTTTATTTTACATTCTGCCATTTAATATCCTTAATCACATTTATAAATTTTACCGTCTTTAGTAATAATGTATTCATCGTTACCATCAGGCATTCTGATTTCTGTGTTACCGTCTGTTCTTATTGTTGTTCTGTCAGCTAAATCTTTATTATATTCATCAGCTATTTTGTCGTAATCGTCTTGTTCAGTTTTGTTTGCAACGTCATATTTTTTGTTACCTTTTGTAGTAGGTTTTAATCCAGACTCTTCAACAATTTCTTTTTCTTTAACAGCTACGTAATCATCCATAGCTTTATTTAAAGCAATGTCATCTTCAGACATATTTCTACTTTTAAATCCTCTAACACTACCACCTAAAACAAATCCTGCCGCAGCAGCGATAAGTAATTCTTTTGTACCTAGTGTAGGATTTTGTGAAACCAATGCACCTTCTATAGCTGCGTTTGTAGTTCCTGCCGCTAAACCCCCTCGTATAATTCTTTGTATACGATTTGCTTTATTCATAACTATTGCAGGCGCTAATAAACCATCTGTTGCTATTGCGGCAGCAATTGCTGTTGGGTCCAGGACTGCTGCGAGAAATCTTGCTGTCATTCCAGTAGCAATTCCTTTAGACATTATAATCTTTTCTTTTTCTTGAACGTCTAAAATTTTTTCTTTTATTCTTTTTAATTCTGCAAAAGATTTTGCTTCATCAAATGCATCCCAATAATCTGGGTTAACATCTTTCTTTAATTCATCTTGTTGTTCTTTACTTAATACAAAATCATTAATACCAAATTCATAATTAGGGTCTAAATCTTCTCTACCATTGTGTTTTAAAATCCAAGATGTAATCCATTCCTGGTCAATAGATGCTTTTGCAATATCTAAATAAGAATATTTTTCAGATAATTTTCTTTTTGCTTCTTTATTTACTTCATCTATTTGAAACTGTTCTTGTTCACTAATAGTAGGTATGTCTATCATAGGGTCTAAAAACGATGGATTTTTATGCCCTTCTAAATAATCTGTTTCTTCTATTTCTTTATTTTGTTTTTCTAATCCTTTAATAATTGCATCTTTATTAGCATAGACAAATTCATTTTTACCTTTTTCAAATGCAGCTTCGTTTATTTGTGTTTGTTCAATTTTTTGATTGTACTCATCTTGTATTTTTTCTAATTCAGTTTTACCATCTTTTTTGTATTGCTCATTAATTTGTTGCATATCATTAACAAAATTAGATACAAAATTTTCAGCAGATTTAACTACTCCAGAACCTAAAGTATTCTCTGTCTCTGTTTTAACAATGTCAGCTTTAGTTTGATTATCAATGTTAGGGTTCATAAGTATTTCTGGTAAAGACCCATCCATACGTATAGCGTCTGCTTTTAACTGATTATCAATTAAAGATGTGTCAGTTTTTTTTAGCGATGCGCTGTGCATACCAGAAGCACTATTAATAACAAAAGAACTTCCATCAGAATAATTATAATTTATTGCTGTCTTTTTACCTTCAGCACTAGAATCATTTACAGTAAAATTATTTATTGTATTAATGCCTAATTCTTGAGCTGCAATATTATACCAATCTATTCTTCTATTAATTAAACCATTTAAAATACCTTTTTGTCCAGTTTTAGGGTCATTAGCTAAAACTATATCTAAAGTATTTTTTAATGCTGATTCATAATCTCCACTAATTAAATCTCTTTTAAAACCTGGAAATAATTTTCCTGCATTGTAATATTGGTCAGAAGCTATCATTTTCATAGAGTTAGGAAGACTATTCCAAGTTTCTTCACCTATGTCATTTTTCATTTGTTCAGTATTATAAAGAACAATTTGTCTAGCTAAATCTTTGTCTGACATTTCGTCAGCATTTAATTTATTAAAACTTAAAAATTTTTTTAGACCATCAGCTATATGTGTAATACCATATCCTCTTGTACTACCTCCCCCTTCTATAGCGACTTTTCTACCTTCCGTGCCTTCATGTTCAGCAAGTTTTTCAATTAAAAAATCTACCCATTCTTCATTCATTTATTTATTCCTTTACTATTTTTAGTCCGTCTTTCATTTCGTTATAAGCGTTTATGTCATCTACTTCGTTGTATTGAGGTAACTCTTCGCCTTTGTATAATTTTAATAATTTTTCGTTTCTTTCTTTTAAAACTTTGTTCCAATTAGCGTTATCTAAGAAAGCTTTGTTAAATTTAGAATTGTTGTTAAATATTTCACTGTAAGTAAATGCAAAAGATTTGCCTTCAACACTTACCGGTGCCATCGTATTTCTGTCCATAACAACAAACATATTGCCAAACCAAGGTGCTAATACTAAATCTTCTGGCTCATAGAATTTTGATTTTTTTGCTACTTCTTCAGAAAGATAAATAGATTTTTGAGTTAACTCTTTGTGAAACGTTGCGTCACCATCAAGTCCAGGCATTTTTCTTTTGTTCCATAAAATACCATCTACAGCTATGTAAGATTTAGTAACCATGTCTATTGCTTTTTGTGTTGCTAGTGTTTCATTAACACCAGTAATCATAAACACTTTTGCTATACGAATAGCTTCTTGGACTTGTGCTGTAGTGTCAGCATCATCTTTAAACCAAAATTTAAATTTCTCTTCTATACCACTTTGTATTTCATCATCTGGTTGTTCAAATACTTTGACTGCACTAGGAACATTCTGTACTTGCCACATTTTTGCAACAGCATCGTTTAATTCCATACCGTTCTTTTCTAATGCTAAGACACCTTCATAAAATATTTCTTCTTTACCAGTTAAATAGTCAGCAACAGGATTGTTGTCTTGTCCTAATCTTTTTAACATTTTAAATTTATTGTAAGCTTTTATAAATTGTGGAACTTGGTCTACTTGAAATATGTTTGTGTTATTAATTAAACCTATTCCTAATTCTAATTCTTCTTTCCATGGATAAAATACTGTAGCATTTTTTGACATAATAGAAGCTATGTAAGCATTGACTTTATCTTCTTTAGGAAATTTCTGTCCTCTGTTAGCAGGATTGCTTTCCCATATTTTTGCTTCTTCATCTACTAATGTTACTATTTTATTGTAGATACTATCTTGTGCTATTTTCTTATCAGACTCAGAAACTTTTTGACCATTATAAATTTCTTTATGTCCAACACCTTCAAAGAACATTTTTTCTACATTTACTTTTTTAGTTCCAGAATTAACTGCACTAGTAATAGCTGTAATAATTTTAGTTGCTTGTTCTTGTGTTCCAGGTGTTTCTAAGAAAGAAGGTATTTTACCATCTTGTCCTCTTTTACCTTTTAAATAATCTACAATCTTTTTAAATTCAGAAGGGTCACCAACGACACCGTTAGCTATTAATGTTGCTCTTTGTTCTAAATAATTTAATACGTTTTTATCGTAATCATTTTTGTTAACAAATTTTTCACTTACAACTTTGTCAAATCTTAATTCTTTTAAACCGTCTGCACCACCTTGTTCCCATGCTTTACCAATCATTAAGAATGCAGCATCGTTTGTTTGTTTGTTCATTAACAAACCTTTTGCTTTAGAAACTTTAGCATCCAAATCTAATCTCATTTGGTTCATGGAGTCGGTGTATGCTCTAGTGTAAGATTTAGTTTGTGTGTCTAATACTCTTAATGGGTTTCCATCTTCTGTTTGAAATAAACTGTCTACATTCAAATTAGCCATAGATTCACCAGTCTCATCACCACCAGTAATATTAGCTACTTTTGTTTCTACACTGTTAAAATCTTCAATAGCATGTGCTAATCCAAAATTAGCATCAACAACAGCTTTTGCATAATAACCTTTTAAGTTTGCTACTCTTGGGTCTTTATTATCAATTAATTTTTTAATTTCATCTGGGTCTGTAATACCTTGTGCTTTTAAATTATCAAAAACATCTTGTGCTTCGTTTTGTTGTTCTTTTTTATAAGCACTAGTAAAATTACTAAAAGATTTATTAAAATTAGATAGCGCATTAGAAATTTGATTTAACTCAGAGTCTTTTGCTTCTCTTGGTCTACCTGTAGATGTTGCTTGAAATCTTACTGGTACGTATTGTGATTTATATGCCATGCGTTATCCTGTAAAAAACTTTCTATCTTCATTTGCCCCATAATCTGTTCCTGCACTTGCAATGTTAATTGCTAATGCCATGTCACTAGGTTGTACTGGAACTGGAAGATTGTTAATTGTATTTGCGTAAGAAGCGTAAGCTTCGTTTTCTTGTCTGTTAAATGACATCATGTCTTTAGTAAACGCCATGTTAACATCCATAAATTCTTTATCTGTGTCTGTGCCTACATCTTTATAAATAGCTGTAGCGTTTCCAACATTAAGATTTAATTGTTTAGACATTTCTGCAATCTTTTCTCTTTTAATTGCATATTTCTCAGCCGCTTGTTCTTTGGCTGCGTTTATTTTATTATTATCAATTGTACCGTAGTCATCAAACAGAGCTGCACTTGCGGCATTCTTAGCATGAAAGTTTGATACAGAAGTTCTATAGGCTTGTTCTTTTTTTGCGTTATGGTCTGCAACTGCACCAACAATGTCTAACGCAAATTTAGCTTCTGCTGTACACATATTATTTTAACTCCTTCATTACTAATATAAAATTTTTTTGTTCATAACCGTAAGGTAACTTTTTCTTAGGTTCAAAACCTAAAAACTGTAACCATTTTAAAGTTTCCCAATTACGTTCATCTACAAAGTTATAAAGATATTTATAACCTTTACCCATTTCGTTTACCCAATAAGGACATTCTTTTAAGAATTGTCTTACATGGTTTCTAAGTTGGTCACTTGATAACATCCATGCAACGCCATAGCCTTCAGCAAATTTACATGGCGCAGTGCCAAACATTCCAATTACTCCTTCTTCTTCTGTACCTAAGATAGTGTAGTTTCTTGAACCTTCATAAGTGAAGGGAAGAACTAATGCTTTTAGTGGACTTAGATTGTCTGAAGCTTTTATTTCACGCCTATC